CAGAAAAACACCAAGGTCGAATGGAAGCAGGAGGCCTACCGCAGCATGATCTCCAAGCTGATCAACATCAGCAGCAAGTACACCTCCTACACCTCCAGTACAAACCTGGCGTCTCCCAGCTTTTTCAGCCGCCGCTCGTTGGCCGTGTTCATGTCCTCGATGCGGTTTTCCTGCATGATATAACGCACGGCGCTCTCCCGCATCTTCGCCTTTTGGGGGTCATATTCGTCATCTCTGCCGCGAAACTCCGGCTCCGGTACAATCGGGTCAATTTGGCTTTCCACCATGATGAACGGGTCAGGCACGACGGCAGGCGTCCACGGCAGCCCCTGCTCCTGCACGGCCGCGCGCACCTCGTCGGAAACATCGTGGATGAAGTTGTAATAATCGTTATAGCGCCGCCACTCCGCTTCCTTTGCCGTTCTGGCGCTTTTGGCCTCTGCGAATAGCCAGGCGGCCGTCGCTTCCCGCGCCTCCCTGGTGCTGTAATCGTAAATACGGTTTTCCCGAAACTGCTCCGGCCTTGGCGTTCCCTTTCTTCCTAACACGCTGTCACCTTCTTTTCCTGCTTTTGTTTCTGTACTGTTCCGACAGGCGCTTTCTGACCGGCTCCACCCGCTCAGCCCGTTTCGTCCGCTGCTGCGGACGGATATAATGGGCGATTGCCAGCGCCATCACAAGGTCGTCATGGGCGCCCGCCTCCGCCTCCGGCCGGAACCGCTCGTTGTAGACAAAGGACAGCATCTCTCCTATGGTGGCGTCGTCCCAAATCAGCTCCAGGTGTTCCCGCGCCACTTCCTTCAAAATGTCGATAACCAGCGGGCGGGTGGTGGCGGTCGTCTCAAAGCCATAGGCTTCCACCGTCTTGCCTGTAAAGGTATCCTCTTTCAGCCTGTGGAACAGGTTCGGATAGCCCAGCCGCTCCAGTTCCTTTTGCGGATAAGTGGAGTAGTTGGTCTCCACGCCAATCAGCGCCCTGTTGTACCACAGCCCCAGACAGTACATCTGCCTTGCATACATCGTTTCGTCAAACTGGTGCTGCAAAACCGCCACCTGTTCCCCTGTGGTGTTGTCCAGCACCTGTCCGGTGAACCTGTCCGAGCCGGTGCCCGCCGTGTCTCCGCCAATCACATAAGGCTTTCCCTCCTCCGGCTGTACCCTGATGCGAATGGGGCCGGCCCCATTTGCCTCCCAGTGAATGTCGGCCGGTTTTCCGGCCTCTGTCAGCGTAAAGCGGAAGCCTCCCCGCTCCCATGCCGTTTTTTTGGCTCTCTCTCGGCGCAGCACAAGGGCCTCTTTGTCAAAGACGCAGGCGCCCGACGCCAGAAACGCCTCGTCAGGCGACGCCGGATACTCCTGCCTGAACTTCCTGACGTCGCCGCCGCAGTTGGTCTTGATGCACCATCTTCTCCAGCAGAGCTGTTCGCTGTCCAGCCCGTAGGCCTCCTGTAACGCCCGTTCCTCTTCCGTGGGCGTAAAGCCATCCGGCACAGGCCTCCGGTACTCCTCCATCTCCCACCAGGCAAAAAACAGCGGCTCAAAGCCGTCCCGTTCGCCCCGTTCCCAGGCCTCCACCGCGTCGTCCCAGAACCGCTTGAACTCGTCATAACCGTTTGCCGTGCTCTCCATGATGACCATCGTCCCCGGCAAATCGGGCACCGCCTGCATCAGTCCGGTGTAGGTGTCCATCTTCTTGCCTGGCCAGAACGCAAATTCCGACATGTGGACGCAGGACAGCGTATAAGAGCGCCCCACGCCCTTCCCGCCCGCCGTGGCGCACCGTATCCTGCTTCCCAGCCCGCCGTTTCTGCCGTTTGTCCGGTCAAATACCAGCTCCTGTGCGTTTGAGGCCAGCTTGTCCGGCTTCACCGCCTCCGGCAGGCAATCGTAATACCGTTTTGTCATGCGGAAGATGTTGGCCGTCGCCTCGTCCGTGTGCGCAAGCACCATGCTGTTCACGTTTTTCCGCGTGGAGCTGTTCCAGAACAGCAGCGCCTCCGTCAAGGTGGAAAAGCCCATCTGCCGCGCCTTCAGCACCACAATGCGCACTGGGCGGCCCTCCTCGTGCTGCCGCTTGACTGCGCCATATAGCTTCTCCTGCGCCGTATTCAGCTTCAGCGGCACAATTTTCCCCCGCTTGTCCTGTACGCGCAGGAAATGCTCAATGTAGTCCCGCGCCCGCAGCAGGTCAATAGCCATGCCTCTCCCCCTGCTTCTCCAGCTGCTCCAGATATTGCTCTATGCCGTTTTCCTGCACCACGTTCACCCGCTCATTCCAGCCGTAGTTGTTTTTCAGGTTGAACATCACGCCCTGAACGTGCTTTCCCCGCGCCAGTTGGTCGACCAAATGAGCCTCCATGCGGGCCTTTGTCCGCTCTGTCACAGGGTGCAGCTTTTCGTCCTTGCCGTATTCCGCCCATGTGTCCTTGCTGATTCCCAGATAGAGACAGAGGGCGGCCACCGACGGCTCCTCAATGTATTTCGTCACTGTAACCGGACACCCCGTTCCCTCTGGGCCGTCTGTCAGCATTCGTCTGACCGTTTCCGCATTGCCCGACGGGTCGGTGTATCCCGTCGCCATCGTCACAACGACCGGCTCCTGATAGCTGATGGAGGCAAAATAGCGCTCCACCGCCTTCTCCAGCTCCTGCTCTGTCCTGTACTTCTTCGGTCTGCCCATGGCGCCTCCTGCCGCAGTTTCCGTTTATCGCTATCCGCTCTGTCGTTTATTCTCCCTGCATCGCCTGTCCTTGCGCTTCCAAACAAAAAGAGCGCCAAGAACCCATCTCAACGATGGCGCTCTTGGCGCTCTTCTTTCATATTTGCTTTATTTTATCATGTATCCCTGCCTGTTTCAAGCCCCTTCTTTATCCACCGTCCGCACCGTGGGCAAAGCAGGCTGGCCGCCGCAGTCAAAACCACGCGCCGCCCTATTTTGATTTCCAAGATGCCGTTGTTCCGCTCCATCGCCAATAATTTCTCACAGTCCGGACACCTGACGGCCTGCTTGCCGTCCCGCATCGCCCCCCCTCCTTCCTGCGCCCGCGCACATGCGCGCCCGCCCGCGTCTCGGGTCGGGAAACCGCGTGTCCAAACCTCCGCATTGCAGTGGGCGCCTATTGGCTGCCGTCCGCCTTCGATTTACCGGCACCCACGCAGCCGCTCGTTCTCCGCCTTCAGCCGTTCGTTTTCTTTCAGCAGCGCCGTCATCAGCTCCACAATGGCGTCGATGCGCCGCTTCCCGATTTTGAGATACGTCTTTGTGCTGCACTCGTGCCGCAGAATGTACAATAGCCGCTCCGCCTTTTCCCTCATGCGCCGCCTCTCACCCCCGCCCTGCCAAGCAGGTAATCCGCGGAGCAGTTCAGCAGGTCGCACAGGGCGCACAGCTTGTCCGACGGAATACAGCTCCTGCCCGCCTGCCAGTTCTGATACGTGCGGATATTCACCCCCACGCGCTCCGCAAGCTCTTTTTTCCGCAGCCCCACTCTCGCACGTTCCGCCTCTATGTTCGGATAGTTCACCCTTCATCCTTCCTTCCCGCCTTCTGCATATTTCCTGCCCGCCGGCAAAGCTCCGCCGCGTCCGGCATCGGCGTCCCCGTCATGTCCCGCCGGAGCTTCGCCCAGCTGTACGCCGCCCATTTGCAGAACGCGCCGCACGGCTCGTGTCCGCTTCCGTCCCGTCCGCACCGGACGCAGGGGGACTGCTTAATCTCAAACCGCGTCATGCTCAACCTCCCTTTCCTCCAGCGTCACCTCTACCCGCGGCCGCTCCCTGTCCACCGCAAACGCGTCGGTAAAGCCGGCAATTTCCTTCCAGCCGTCGCCGCGAAGGACGCCGCAGCGCACCAGTGCGTCCTGCACAAACTTCCGGGCAAAGGCCACGTTGTCCCTGTCTCGGCGGCGGTTCTTTTCCACCCATGTGTAGCCCATCACCACCGGCCCCGTCAGCCGCACGCCCCGCAGCTGTTCCCGCGCCGCGGCGGCAATGACGGCCTCCGCCCGCCGCTTCATGC